GCTCAATGTGCAATTTTGGGAAGTACTTCAAAATCAGCGTTTTGCGCAAAGTGCCTAAAAAATCTTGACGAAATCTTGACAAATTTTAATGTCTTCCCATTGGGTTATGGCCGAAGGCTTTGAGAAATATGGGAGGATTTGGCCAATTGGCACAACCGAAGTCACGGTTGAGCTGATGGGGTTTCGTGAAAACTACGGGCCGGAAGTGGGGGGTCTTGGGAAGTACGGACATTTCCGAAGGGTGGTTGAGCTTTTGTGGCCGTATGACCTCAAAAAGAACAAAAACGGCTTCCAATGGAACCCCTGGGCCGAGCGGATTTTTGAGGAAGCCTGCAAATGGAACTATCTTGGGATCTCCGGTCCGAAGTCCTCGAGCAAGACCCACTGCATTGGGATCTGGGGTCTGATCAACTGGCTTTGCGACCCTTTCAACACCCTTGTTCTGGTCACCACAACCTCAGTCCGGGAAGCCAGGAAGCGTATGTGGGGTGTGATCCGTGAGCGTCATTTGCAGATCCCAGGGCTGCCAGGGAGGATTGTCGATTCGATGGGAAAGCTGATTCTGGACGAGGCCGGTAGTGACCGGTCTTCCATCACCCTAATCCCGTCGGCCAAGGACAAGGAAAAGGAAGCCACCGAGAAGTTGATCGGATTGAAGAACAAGCGGGTACTTCTTTTGGTCGACGAGGCTACGGACGTTTCCCCGGCGATCTTTGAGGCCATCCACAACCTGGATTCCAATCCGTTCTTCCAGTGCATCGCTCTTGGTAACTTTGCCTCTGCCTACGACCCGTTTGGCCAGTTTATCACCCCGACCAACACCTGGAACAGCGTCAACGCCGATATGGACGGCTGGGAGACTTCTCGTGGTTATTGTGTCCACCTGGACGGCGAGAGAACGCCTAACCTCGATGCTGACGATCAGTGGCCGTTTTTGTTAACTTCCAGGCAACTGCGGGAAGCTAGGGAGTTTCAAGGGGAGAATAGTCTTTCTTACTGGCGATTTATCCGGTCGTTTCCCGCGCCTGTCGGGGCCGAGCAAAACATTTACAGCGAGGCCGACATCCGAAAGTTCGAGGGAGAAGCTTTGCCCAAGTGGGACGGCCAGCCTACGCGGGTGGCTGGTTTTGACCCGGCGTTTACTAACGGCGGGGATCGCTCTGTTCTTTACGTTGGTAGTTACGGCAAGAGCGATATCGGCCTTACCACGATTTGTTTTGAGAAGGCGCACATCCTCCGGGAAGACGCCACCAAGGCCAACGAGCCCAGGAACTTTCAGATCGCTAGGTTGGTGCGGGAAATCTGCGAACGAGAAGGCGTCCGTCCCGAGCACTTGGCCATCGACGCCACCGGAGCCGGCGATCCGTTTTGTGACATTTTAAGCGAGACCTGGAGCAACCGGATTTTTCGTGTGAAATTCGGGGAAAAGCCAACTGAACTCCCCCTGAGCGTGGTGTCCCCAATCAAGGGGAACGAAAAGTTCAGCAACCGGGTTAGCGAGCTTTGGTGGGTGGGGGTGGAGTTTCTTCGTGGGAACCAGCTTAAAGGGATCACCCCGGAACTGGCCCGGGAGCTGACTTCCCGGAAATACAGCACCATGGCCGGAGGGAAGCTGGTCGTGGAACCCAAGAAGGACATGAAGGCCAGGATGGGAAAATCCCCCGACTTGGCGGACGCGGCCTGTCTTTTGGTCGATCTTTGTCGGCAACGGCTGGGGGCCGTTTCGGGTGGTAAACGGGCAGCTAATCGGGGTAAGGAGTGGGTCAAGCAGGCCAGAAAACTGGACGTGGCCTCCTACCAGGATCGTCAGCTTTTGGGGGTTAACCCGGGTATCTATTGACGAAACCAACACGGTGTTAGAGTGAAACAGAAGTGTCTATTGAACTAGAAACAATAGCCGAATCTGGAAAGGCTCCCCGAACCAGAATTAAAGACGTTAAGTCTGCGCACTCCATCTACATGGCCATGCGCCAGGCCGATGACGCCTCTTCGTTGGATCGCGTAAAGATCCAGTCCATGCTCGATGGGGAACCGCCTTACTCACCAAACCAGTTAAAAGCCCTGGGCCAGGGTTACCGTGCCAATCTTAATTTTGGCGAGGCTTCCGCTGCCCTTGAAACGGCTCTCTCCGCTTATTCCGATTTGGTCAACTCGGTTGACAAGCTTGTTTCCGTCAAAACCAGTTTTGGCGACCCTTCCCAGCGTCTGGAGTGGGAGAACATTATCTCGGAGGAGTTCCACCGCACCGTCACCGATTGGGACGAGTTCTTCTACAAACAGCAGATGCTCGCGCACCAGTTCGTGGCTTACGGGGTTGGCCTGGCTTTTTTCGAGGACAGCCGGAACTGGCAGTGGAATGTCTGCGGAATGAAAGACTTCAAGGTTCCGCGCGGGACGCCTGCCAGCGACACCAAGTTTGAGATCCTGACGATTGAGAGAAATTTTTTGGCCGGGGAACTTTATCAGTATATTGAAAACCCAAAGATTGCCGCCGAGCTTGGCTGGAACGTGGAGGAAACCCGTAAGACTATTTTGCTTTCCACCGAAAGCGGCATGGCCACGGGGAGGGAGTGGGAGAGGTTGCAGGAAGAACTGAAAAACAATGATCTGATTTATTCGCACGCCCGAAGCAAGGTTATCCGGGCGGTTCATTATTTTGTGCAGGAATTCGACGGGACGGTTTCCCATTACATAGGGACAAGGACGGGGAATGAGGCCGATTTTCTTTTTAAACGCCCCAGCCGGTTCAAGAACGCCAACGAGGCTTTTGTTTTGTTCTCCTACGGGATTGGCTCCAACGGCCTGCTTCACTCCATTCGTGGTTTGGGTTACAAACTCTTCCCCTTTATCCAGCTTTCCAACCGCCTCCGTAATGCCGTCGTGGACGGGGCGATGCTGTCTTCCGCTCTGATGATCCAGCCGGCGACCGGCGAGGACGTCAGCAACCTGACCCTGATGTACAACGGTCCGTTGTCTGTGCTTCCTCCCGGCATCAATGTGGTCGACAAGGCCATGCCCAATCTCGCCGGCAACGTTCTTCCGATCGTCCGCGACCTGGAGGTTGTTCGGCAAAACAACACCGGAACCTACAACCAAAAACAGGTGATGCCCGACGGCGACGCCCGGACCGCCACCGAGGTCCAGGCCCAGCTCGCCCAGCAGTCGATCCTCGGCACCCAGGCGATGAATCTTTACTACACCCCCTGGCAGAAGCTTTTGGCCGAACAGTTCCGCCGTCTGGCCAAAGTCAAATACCGTTCTGATGAACCTGGTGGCAGGGCGGCAATTGATTTCCGAAAACGGGTTGAGGCAAGGGGAGTGCCGTGGGAAGCGGTGGAGAATGTTTATCGGGTCAACGCCGTTCGTGCGGTAGGGGCAGGCAGCCCCGGAGCCCGTATCCTTGCTTTTAACGAGTTCTTGCAAATCCTCCCCAGGTTCGACGAGGTGGGTCAGCGCAACCTAATCCGAGACCGCGTGGCCGCCCGTGTCGGCTACGACCAGGTCGACCGCTATCTGCCCGCAGCCGAAATTGAACGCATTCCGGTCGATGCCAAGATTGCCGAACTCGAGAACAACGCCATGCAGGGAGGACGCGGAGTCAGTGTCAACCCCGGAGAAAATCACGCCGTCCATGCCCGTGTTCACCTTGAGGACGCCAATCGATTCTTACAGGCCCTCCAACAGAACCAGGTGGATCCCCGGGTCGCCATGGGATATCTCCAGCTCCAGTACCCCCACAGTACCGCCCATCTTGAACAGCTTGCTTCCGATCCCACTCGCAAACAGGAAGTCGGGGCGGCCCGCGAAATCCTCAATCAGATGCGGGAAGCCGTTGAGAACATCGGCAAGCAACTCGAGGCCCAGGCCAGACGGGCTGCGGAAGCCCAGGCTTCAGATCAACAGCAACAGGGTGGCGGGATTGACCCCAAAACCGCAATAGCTTTGCAACGATCCCAAATCGAGGCGCAGATCAAGATGCAGAACGCCAAGCTGGATCAGCAACTTAAGATTGCCGACACGCAGCAAAAAATGGCGATTCGCGACGCCGAGGCCGCCCAGAAGATCCGTCAGAATAGCCTTGCGTAATT